GAGAAAGCATGAGATTGGCAGACTCCCCATTCACTTTTTATGTCGGCACAAACAACCCTTCGTGGCTGTGGGGGAAACCAAATGAACACCCGTTGTTTGTATCGGTAAGAAGAATTAACCGGTACAAAAAATTGAAGAAAACAAACGTGTCTTGGTGTTTAGATTCTGGGGGTTTCACCGAATTAACAATGTTCAACGAATGGAGAACCACACCAGGCGAATACGTCGATTCGTTGCAAAGAATTGTTGCCGACATTGGCGGTTTGGTTTGGGCTTCGCCCCAAGATTGGATGTGCGAACCGCACATGATTAAAAATACTGGCAAAAGCATAAACGAACACCAACATTTGACTTGTCAAAACTTTTGCGAAATACAACAACTAAACCCACCTGCAAGGATTATTCCTGTTCTGCAAGGATGGAACCCCGATGATTACATAACGCATTTTGATATGTACAAAACTTATGGCATTAACCTTGTTGAGCAGGAAACTGTGGGCATGGGTTCTTTCTGTCGTCGAGCTTCCGTTGCTGGAGTCAAAGAACTAGTGCAAGAATTATCTAAACGTGGCGTAAAAATGCACGGGTTTGGTTTAAAAAAAGACGGCATCAGTCTGTTTGGCGAACATCTCCAGTCCTCTGATTCAATGGCATGGTCAATGAGTGGCCGCATAGCGGGATGGCGAAACGAATATTTGTGTGGTCGCACAGACCATAAAGCTAAGGGGTGCGGTGACTGCCACACTTGGGCGATGATGTGGGCCGACAAAATTGTAGAAAATGCGCGGGAAAAAGTATGACAAAAAAACAAATGAGATTCGGAAGCCTGTTTGCAGGTGTTGGTGGGTTCGACATCGGTTTAGAAGCCGCAGGATGGGAATGTGGGTGGCAAGTTGAATGGGATAAAAACTGTCAACAAACCCTCTCACACCATTGGCCGAACGTACCCAAATGGCTAGACGTTAGTGACGTTAACGGTGCAGAATTACCGCCCGTTGATGTAATCACTTTCGGTTCACCCTGCCAAGACCTATCTGTTGCCGGTAAACGTGCCGGTATACAACAAGAAGGTGGCAGGTCTAACTTATTTTTTGAAGCAACCAGAATCATTAAGGAGATGAGAGATGCAACAGCCGGAGTTAGCCCTCGATGGGCTATATGGGAAAACGTCCCAGGAGCTTTCACTAGCGGAAAAGGTGACGACTTTGAAGCAGTCCTCAAAGAAATGGCAAACCTGGGGGCAAGTCTCGTTGAATGGGCAACCCTGGATGCGCAGTTCTTCGGAATACCCCAACGTCGAAGAAGAGTTTTCGTCATCGCTTGCTTCAATACTGCAATCTCCGACAGAGGTGGCAGACCGATACTTGCTATCTCCGAAAGCGGCAGAAGGAATACTTCGAAGGGCAAACCGACGCGGGAAAACGTTGCCAGCGAGACTCCAACAAGCGTTGGAACAAGTAGCCGAGAAACAGTAGACCACCCCATTATTTTTAGCCACACCCAAGGGTTAGATGCGCAACCATCAGAGATAGCTAGCCCAACTTTACGTGTTGGTGGTGCAGGTATGGCTGTTGCTGAACCTTTCACCGCATCAAGCCACGCTGGTTACTCTGATGGCATAGGAACTTTGCGTTCATCAGGTGGTGACCTGGGGGGGGGGGAGCGAGACATTGTTGGTGCGCTTTGTGCCAGGGATTATAAAGGTGTCGGGAACCAATACGTGATGGAAAACAAACTTGTCGTACAAGACACGCCATGACAACCGTAATCGTGTTCGCACCAGGGCCCATGGTCCGTTTAGGCGGAAACATTTGGGAAGAAACAGTACCTACTTTGAGAGCTGAAGCAAAACGTGGCGACGCTGAACCGCACCTACTTATACCATCTGAAGAAAATGAGGGAACAATGCAGGTACGCAGACTCACCCCCGTCGAATGTGAACGGTTAATGGGTTGGCCCGACAACCACACTCTGCACCGTGCCGACGGCAAAACAAACAGCGACACCACCAGGTACAAAATGTGCGGCAACGGTATAGCATCACCCGTAGCGCAATGGATAGCAGAACAAATAAACTTAGCCGAAAATGGCTTGTGACCATTGCGGAACAGTAACAAAAGCACTCACCACCTGGACCCCTAACCAGGTGGCTGAGTGTGAATGTTTATGCCATGAAGCAAAAAGATATAAACCTACAAAAAAAGTTCGTAAAGGGGCTAAGAAATGAATCGATACTGGCGTGAAGAAGCAGCTTGCAAAGGCGCTGACACTAAACTGTTTTACGGTGAACGCGGTAAAGGCAAAACAATATATAAAGAAGCCAAAAAATATTGCGAACAATGCCCTGTACTGGCAGACTGTTTCCAGTTCGTTATGGAAATAGAATCACAACCACAACAAGGCATGGGTAGACACGGATATTTCGCTGGCATGACCCCACTTCAACGTGAAGAATATCAACGGCAACGGAACACTAATGTTCACGCGTCTTGAATGGGAAGAAAAAGCTGCATGCAAAGGCGCACCTGTAGAAATATTTTTCCCCGAAATAAACGGCGACAAAACAGACAACCCTTGGTTGCCGGCCCGAAACTATTGTGCACAATGCACCGTCAAAAAACAATGTCTCGATGCGGCATTAAAATATGAACAGCCCATACTGATGCGGTTCGGCATGTGGGGTGGCCAGACACCAACAGAACGTGGTGTGACGGCAACGAAACGTGCAAAAAAAACGTATAACTTTTAGCGATATGAGGTCGCTCAACTAGCAACGGGGTGGGTGGGCAAAAAAATATAGCCGCGCATCACCAGACCGGAAGGGGGGACGGTCTAGGAGCGCGGCTACAACACCAACACTATATCACCTACCTATCCAATTCCACCACCATTACAACGGGCGAATACGTTGCCAGGCTGCACCCTATTATGGCACTAGCAGCTGCATCGAAAGTAGTGTGACGGTAAGCAAGACCCACACGCCTATCGTACTTGTGGCCGTCACGATAATAAGGCCCCCGCCAGTATTCACGGATAATGCCGCCCAACATTCTTACGACAACATACTGTCTACGTTTACGCCGATACCGTGGAAACGAAATAGCCCTACCCGCACGTGCAATACCCCGTAGGGCATCACCGGCAAGTAGGGCTACCGTCGATGTTTCGATATGGCGTATAAATTTATTGCTCACCGTTTAGCACGGGCGTGTTACGGGCCTGCACCTGCATGTTAAACACGGGCGTGAGTTTGCCAGGTTTAACCCCGCTACTGCTCACTAGCGGCATGACATATAGCTCTACTGTGAGTGCCATATAGCCAGGTTCGCGCATATCACGGGCATATTTCATGGCGTAATCAGTGACGTGTGGCGGTATAACCCCGCCTTTAACGCCCCGATTATCGGACGCTATTACTTGCTCACCTAACGTGACTATGCCGTCACTAACACTAATTCGATAATGTTTCATTAGTAAAGGCCCCATTCTTCACGTTGCTCATCGGTCACGGCCCGCAACACTGAGCTGCTACCCATCGGGGCATCATGATGACTCAGTGAATATTCAATACGGTCACTGAACACGGTATAGCGCATAGTCCATTCACTATTTACCGTCATGCCCCGCAACATTTCCTCTACCGTTTTTGCATGAAACATGCCAGACACTTGCCTATCCCATAGTTTCAAGTTTTCTACACGCCACCAATTAGTTTCGGCATTGTCACGTAGCTCTTGTGTCACCGTATAAAAGTCATCGACAGAAAATTCCCAACAATTCCCATAGCACTCTGGCGCCGGTTCATTAGTGAATTCACCGATAGTTTCGTCATACACGGTACAAGTACAACTACTTGTCATAGTGCCCGTAAATAATTCTGTCTTATTCATATTTCCCCTATTCTTAATACTGCCCGAAATGGCAGAGTACGCGGCAAGTGTAATGAACACTTGTAACGGCCCCGTGGCCCCGCGTGAACCTAGTTCTACTTGTAAACGATAACGGCACCCGATGACTCAAGGCCATCACGGCAAGTAGTGCACAAGTACGCCCCACCCGCTTCACCTATCTGGCCGTCAATGTTTCGATGCCATACGGCATATACCGTGGCGTTCTCTTTTTTGCACCCTTGACATTCAACTACGGTACGCAAAATATCTGCCGCAATATTGGCCATAACATTATGAATATTCACTATGACCCCCTAACAATGTTAATGCCGTTACCCTGGCAGTATTCACGAAACAACGCAATGGCAACACGCTTAGGGTAGCCGTAATATTGGCGAGACATATACCATTCACCCATACTACGGCCGTCCTGGACTAGCGCCGTAACAACATAATGCCCCGTCACGGGGTGACGTTCTGCCGTAATCATTATTTACCCCCCCGTTGTGGCATCACTAAACCGGTAAACGTGCCGTAATCGTTCGCGGCAGTAATGCGGCTAGGTTTCGTGGCGTGAATAGTTTCAACAACAATTTGGCCATCTTTACCCGCCCATAGTGTCGCCCCGTCAATAAGGCCCGCCAGATACTTGCCGTTAAACAATGCGGGTAGCTCTATATCGTTAGCGCCGTCGATAATGCTACGGCACGTCGGAAATTGCGAATAGTCTAGACATTCTACTGCCACCCGTGAAACGGTATCGCCCGCAATGTTTACGCCAGACACGTCACAAAAACGCCTAATATCTTCCGCATACCCACCTAGCTCTAACGACACGTTGCCGGCCTTGCCTACGGCCTTAGCGCATACTTGAACGGCCTTAACAATATCGCCAGACAACAAAACGCTACTAGGATACGTGGCCGTCGGGTCTGGTATCGAAACGGTATGCAAACGGTATGAATCGGTAGCGGTAAAGATATGAACCCCCGCCACTATTTCCCAATTAACGCCCGTCAACGCTAAACGTAATTTATCGGTAGCCCGTGCCGTGTTCACGGCCTTAAACATTTCGGCGGCAATACCGCCAGGTAGTTCTATTTTCATTATTTCCCCTATCGTTGTTTATTTACTGCCCGAAATGGCAGAGCGGGCGGCCGACGTTGTGAACATCGGCAAGGGTACACGCCCCGCCCGTAGCACCTAAATGCTAAATAGTTTTTTTCACGTTGTCTAGCAGTATTTCGATACGCCACCTAACGGCCCGCAAATTATGCCACGTATCACGGGCCACCCAAAACGCCCCCGCCATAGTGGCAGAACATGCGGCGAACATCATCACCAATAGCCCCGCCCGTTCT